ATTGTATTGATGCTTGTAAAGCACGTTCCTCTAAAAATTCTGACATGGTAGCTAAACTGCTTTGTAAACTTGTAGTGCCTTGAATAGCTGTTGTAACTGCTGCACGACTTGGTGCAGTAGGAGATAACTTTGGCAATGCAATGCTTGTTGCTCGTTTACCTTGATATTCTGACAATAGTTTACTCATGTATCTACCTTAGTTGTTTTTGTTTGATATTTTTTATAGTTTAAATATCCTTGGGCAAGATAAGAACCAGCTTCTAACATTGCTAAATTTTTAACATTGACAGCAGCTTGTTCTTTGTTTGCCATTTCATCTCTTGCCTGTTTATCTATCATGCCGCCAACCAGCATATAGTTTTGATTTATTAAATTAAGATTGACATTGCCTGTTAAGTATTGGTCAAGACCTTGTGCTAAAATTTTGGTGTCTAAAACGCTTTCTTGCAATAAATTACTGGCAGCACCTTTGGCTATGTTGTACGCCAAAGATTTTGAGGTATCTCTTAGTATTTCCACTTGTTCGTTTTTAATATCATTTATGTCTTTTTGTCTTTGTATTTCTAATTGTCTTTGGTCAAAATCACGTCTTATACTAGCAGCTTGTGCTTCCGCACGAAATTGAGCAGCTTGTGCTTGTCCTTGACGTATTGAACCTACTGCCTGTAGACCTGAAACTACTGCTAATGTAATTGCTGCTTTTGACATCTATCCTCCTGTGCTTACCTTGTAATCCATACCAAGCAAGTGTAATTTGAGTGGTGCAGATTGTCCAATCGTGATCTGCCCTGTCAAACTATACCCTAAAATACCATGCAGTGTTTTTGTGCCGGTAAAACTTGGTACCCCAACATCTAAGTTGCTAGTGCCAAGCGTTCTAATTGGTATGGTGTTATCGTTAATTGTTAAATTTTGTGTTTCGTTTAAAAACGCATTGACTTCTAGCACACGTTTTTTAAATCCTTTTAAACTAGCCACGCCTTGTATGCCTGGTTCTATAGGTAAAGTTTTAAGAGTTACCGTATAGTCTAGTCCTGCTTGATATGAGCTAGAAGTAGAACTTGCAAAAGTAATTGTGCTAGCGCCTGCTGTTACATCAGCTTGCATAACGCCATCACCAATTACTTTTACAGTCTTTTGATTTAGATGTCCTGAACTATGACTAGATGCTGCACCGCCTGATACCGCACTATCTAAGGTTAGATCTTCGTCAAACAGTTCAATGTAATATTTATTAGCACTATTGATAGTGCGTTTGACAGCTACGTACTGGTCGCTAACTACAGTTGCTACATTTAATAAATCACCATCTGTAGTAAACTTGGTAGCTGCCACAATGTTTTGATCTTTTAATAATGTATACACTGCTGCTGATCCGTCATTGTTGACCACAACCAAACGGTCGCCTTCATCAGTAGATGTTGCTCTACGAATTGACATATCTATTGGTGTTGCTAGTAGATGACTTGATAACAAAGATATTTGTGTAGTCAAGTAACCTTCACCACTTCTGTCGTAAACAAATTCATTAAGTGCTTTGCCTTGTCGTTGCACGTATATCGTACTACCTGTAATGTTTTGTACTCGTATACTTTCTTTACTGCCATGACTAGATTGCACTTTGGCAATAAAGTTACTAGGTGTAAGCGGTTCACTAAAATCTTGTGGTGCAAAAAATTCACCACCTGTCGTAAAAATTTGTAAGTAGTTTGCACTTATAATATCAGTAATGGTATTAAGTTGATTAGTGTCTAAGGTTGCAACAAACCCATCGTCATCTAAACCTTCGCCTGGATTAAAGTCAAAAAAAGCATTGACCCTAGATGCAAAGATAGTAGACGGTCTTGATTTGCTGCCACCAAAAAACAACCGTCCTTGGTGAAAAGTAGCCGTCCTTGGAAAACCTTTACTGCTACTAAACGTATCTTCGTAACCAGTTTCAAGTTCCCAATCACCACTTGCAATAGCATCGGTATTAAAAAATGGAATCTCAACATGCGCTTTTAAAACAGTTGCGCTAGTGCGCTCTAATATTCTTGCACGACCAAACTTACTACCGCCTTTTACATTGATAAATTGATTGACATGTGAAGTGGTAAACACCGACCCAGATGATGCTGTCAAAGTTATATTGCCAGTTGTTGCGCTAGGCGTAAGTGTACCAGCACTAGACACGTCAGTAGATGTACTCAAAGTAAATGCGTGTTGCGGATTAAATGTAAATGTTACATCAGCTATTGCCCAAGCTGTATCTGACGTACGAGTAATTTTTTTAGGTGCCATATCTTCTTGCACCACAATTAAGGTGTCAGCACTTTGTACCCAACACATTTTGTTGAGCATAGCAGAGGTAATACTTGTTGTTAAAAAATTATTACCACTACCAGCTATGTTGGTTTGTAAGACACCATCTTTAATCACATACATCTTTTGATGTGTAAAAGCAAGCAAGTAAGCATCGCTGGTGTTAAATTCAAAAGTTACTAAGCGTATGCCATCGCTGGCTGCACTGTCTAATTCAGTTATAAATTTAAGTCCAGGTCTGCGTTTAGCGCCACCCTGCGGTAACACAACTACATTTAAAGCTGTGGTCAAGCCAGTGTCATACGCTTTAATATCATCACGTGATATTAGTTTTGGGTCTAGTTCACCTGATGTAAAACTATTTTGTATGTCAATGACCGTTGACATTAGCGTACCTCAATCAAATCAAATGAGTTATTGCCTAGTGTTTGATTACGTTGTCCTTGTGCATCGGCATTAGTACATTGCCTAAATAATCCACCTCTACCATTTTCTTGTGGCGTACCAAAAGCCAATACTCTAAAGTAATCTGCTTTACTAATTTGATCTGTAAGCGGTTCTGCAAAGTCAGCAGCCAACGCATGGCGTAGCATATACACAAAATATTCTGGAAATATAGATTCGTCAATATCTGCTATGTAATCAATGTAAACAGTTTCATAATTAGCCAATAGTCTTTGTTGATCTATATTGTATAATTCAAACTCTTGTGATTGTCTTGTGCCAGCAGTAGAATCTTCAAACAATGCTTTTGGCGTACCAATCATATCAGATGGTAGTGCATAAGCGTACAACCACTCGGTAGTAGGTGTATCACTTATTCTAGCTAACTGTACTTTTTTTTTGGCAAAAGACCAAGGATAAATAGATAAGATATACTTTTTTAAGTCATCGTATAAACGGTCGCATATTTTAGCAGAATCAGTACCTTCGGTAAAAGATGTCATTTCTGCTGCACCGAGCATCAAGAGTGCATCATTACAAATCGTAAGTTTGGTATCTCCTGTCGCCATACAATCTCCTTAAAAAAGTATGCCCTGCCGGAACAGGGCAACTTGTTTTAGTCAGAATCAGATACAGCTCCGATTGTTGTACCATCACTGATGTCAACGACACCAGATGCGTTTGATACCACAATGTGCATTGTAACTGTTCTTGTTCCGCCTGTTGAACCATGGACCATAATCATATCACCTACTTTCAAAGTATCTGAAAGAGTGTTGAAGTAGCCAGAAGCATCAACTGCGGTATGTGCATCGGTTGTTGTGTAGACATACAAAGCTGGTAAATCACCTGCTCTACCTTGTCCAGCTAACGCACCGAATCCTGATGTAGCATAAGCCATTAGTTACCTCCTACGATTCACGACATGTGATTTCAACAATACCGTTGGTATCAATACCAACAGCTCCCGCAGAAAACATAGAATTAACTAAAAACGATGCTTTTTCAGCAATGTAGTTAATTTCAGTTTTCTTATCCATGTTCATTGCAAGACCACAAGAATTTTGGTGCCAAGCTAAACATGTTCTGTCAGACGAACCATCAATAGCAAGCCCACCTTCATCTCTATCACCAATAGAAATAAATTTAAAACCAAGAAATGAATCAACTGTACCTTGCGCTAACGCTTTGGTTGTGTTGACATCAATGGTTTTAACATCACTATCGTCTAAGAAAGCTGCCATGTTGTTTGAATGACATAAGAAATAACGGTTCTCCGCAGGTACGTTTTTTGCATCCATTAATTTTTTGGCTTGTAACACTTTGTCAACATTTAAGTTGCTGTTAGAGCCACCAATAGAATTGGCTACAGTTAAAGATGTACCAGCACCGTCAAGCGCATCAATAACTAATTGATCCATTCTACGACCAATCGCCATTGATAATGCTTTAGCAAGTTCTGCTCTTTCATCGAACAATACTTTGCCTGATGTAAATATATCGCTATATTCAGCAGCATTGTAGTCCGACATAGTAGCGGTTACTTGCGAGTGTGTTAAGTTTAACGGTGTTACGTCAGATTGTGCAATATGTAAGTTTGCTACCCCTGAACCTAACTTATTAAACTTATATGTGTTACCTTGTACGCCTGCCCTCTCCCTTACAGTACCAGCTAATTGACGATCAGACTGATACGCTTGTTTGACTTCAGCATCAAATATGGTAACAAAACTTGAGCTTATAGATGTACTCATAATATCTCCATATTAGTTTACTAATTAACGCCACGAAGTTGTCCATGTGGGCTTCAGACTTGTAGGTTGCGCCTACCACACCTCATACGAGATCTAAGGGCAGTAACACTGTTATCCTTTAATCGACATTCTATAATTAAATTGTAGGTAATTACAAGTTAAATTATATAATCTGTGTTTGGATCATCTGGAAATCTAATTTTAAACCATTTTTGCACTTTGTTGCGATACGCAGGATCTTCTTTATATTCTTTTGTGCCGACCATAGCATACAATTCTTCCTCAGTTGGTACACCTTCATCAGATGGTTGTGCTACAGGTATCTTGGCTTCGCCATAAAAACGTCTAAGTTTTTGCATAGCTCTTACGCCTGCTGCTGTGCCTGCTGATTGTTTAAATGCTTCTAGTTCTTCTTCGTTAAAAACACCTTTTTTAAATAAACCGTTTGCCCATTCAGCAGTTGACCTTATGATTTGGTCTGCATCTGGACCTAGTTTATCTTTCTCAGCTTGCACATCTACTTTGTATTGCTCAATAGATGCAGTTTCCATTTCAATATAATCTTTTGCCAATGCTTCAAAAGCTGCCTGAGTTACCCCATGATCTTTTGCCCAGCCTTGAAAACGCTCTAGCAATGGGTCATCAGTTGGTATGCCTTTTTCTTCCGCAAAAGAAACATCATAACTGTCAGGCGTTTTGTGTTTGCCTTGAGAAAAGTTTTTTTCCATCTCTTTGTAAGATTTGACTAAGCCCTCTATATCTGGACCATCTTCTTGATTCCAAAACTTATCTGGGAAATATTCAGGTTTTTCATATTCAACTTCTTCATCTTCGTTTGCGATTGCAGTATTTGGTTCTTCTGGGTCTGGACGTAATACATTCTCAATCACTTCGGGTTGGTTGTCTTGCTGTGCTTGTTCGTCTGCTTGCACCTGCTCAATGCCTTCATCTATTAAGCCTTGACTTTCAACTGCTTCATTCTCTGCCATATTAACCTCTTGCTCGTTGTACTCGTTTCTCAATATCTCTTACCAAAGCATTTTGTCCTTCCCGGCAAAAACCGTAGCTTGGTTCTTCGCCTGGTATAAATACAGGTTGCTCAATGGTAATAGCCCTTAGGTGTTTTAAAACTTTTTGCCCATCTTCGGTGTTAAATACACGAAAGTATAGTCTATTCAGTTCTTCAACATTTATAAATTCTTTGTGATCTATAGCTTGTTCGTCAAGTAAAGTAAGTTCATCCCAACTCATGTTGGTTCCTCCATTGGTGGTTCAGCTTGCATTTCTGCGCCTTCTTGTGGTTGTGCTGCTTGTTGTGCTGCTTGTTGTGCCATCATGGCGGCTTGCTCAATCAAAGCAGCTCTTTCTTCTGCGGTGTTTCTAACCTCTGCTGGTATGCCTAAGTTATCAGCTATAAAATCTGCGGCAGCACCGATTTTAACAGAAGTTTGTCCTTCTGGACCAAGCTGTTGAGCAATTTGTGCAAACTGTAAAAGGTTATTAATTTTTTCTTGATTCTGCGACATAGCGATTGGGCTAACAGGTTTTATAGTTACTTCCAAGCCGTTTACTTTTAAGGGTAACTTTATTAAGTTTTGAGCATCCATTATCTGTAAAGTACGTTGTACGATTGGGGTCATCACTTCTGTTATTAAACGTCCAAAAGCGCTACCTAAATTTTGTGCTAATTCTTGTATACGTTGTTGTATTTCAGTAGCACTACGTGCTGACATATCATCTCTAGGCACAGATTCGTCTAACAATATTTTTTTAATAGACATTTGTAGTTGGTCAATCACAATTTGTGATAATTGTGGATCACCACTACGAGATAGCGGTCTAAGACTTTCACCTTGCGGTCCACCATTTCTAGCCACAGGTATGATTGCACCTGGCTTTAACGTAACAGTATTAGGATTCAAAACGCCATCGTCTGCTGCGGTGTAAACACCAGCGATTGCAAGCGATGCATTTTTCAATAATAATTCTTTGGTCTTATTTAAAGTTTTAATGTCTGGTATAGCTGCTGTTAGCGGACCTCTACCGTACACCTCACCTGCCGCCTTCATGTATCTTGATACAACCCAAGGCGAAAATTTTAATTCACGCTCTACCATTTTAAATTTTTCTTGTTGAAAAATAATACAGTAAGAAAACTTGCCTGTTTCTAAGTCTTTAACAGTTGCTTCTATGAAATCAATTTCTTCGATTGGGTTGTCTTTGATCTTGCGTTTTAAAGTTTCATTCAGTTCTGCATCAGGAAACTGCACAGGTATTTGTTCTGCTTTCAAGCGCAAAGCACGATACACATTTTCTACTCTGCCGTATGCACCTTCTTCAAAATAAACCAAGTACATTGGTACGGCAGTAAACTGTATTGGCATCAATTCATCGCCTTCTTCAATTAACATTACCGCAGTGCCAACACAAAGATCAAGCAAAAACTCTCCCATGGCTAAATCAAAATTGCTGTTTTTGATTATGGTAAACATGTTTTCTGAATACACGTCTAGTATTCGCTGTGCTTCTACTCTTTGATCTTCTGGTATGTCATTGCCTGGTTCTAAACGACACCAATTATTTTGCGGTGGAAATAAACCTGACTGAATACGATTGGCAAATCGTTGCGTACTACTGATAGCAGTGCTGTCAAACACGTCAGCCATTTTGTTTTGCCCAACCGACTTGCCTGTATAGTAGCCTTCATACAAGTTACGATTCGGCAAAGCAAAACGGTAGCAATCTTCATACACAGATTCCCATTGCTCTTTTCTTGCTTTGGCACTGTTAAATCGTTTAATGATTTGTTCAACGGTCATTTTAGCCATTACTTGCTTTCCTAAATTTTTCTTTAATATTTTTTACTTTAAATTTTTTTGCAACTCTGTTTGCTCTTTCTTCTGTTTGTTTTGCCCAATTACTGTCTAACATTTCTATAGATGCAGCATCGTACTTTTTCGCTTTTATTAATTTTATGGTTTCTGTAAATTTTCGTAATTTTGTTCTGCCTAATTGAAAAGCCATATTTGCAAAACCTTCTAAAACCTGAGGTGGGTGGTCCATGCCTATCAACGCCTTAACATCTTGTAAAGCAGTATCAATATCTTTTTCAAAAAGTTCAAGAGCTTTTGCTTCAGTAATTTTCATCCCTTGCGTTACATCTGGACCGTAGTGTCCAACGCCTATGGTAAAGTGTTTTTCTGTGGCGTCTGGCTTGTACGCTTGTAATCTCAAGCCTTCATCATGTCTTAGTTCTTTTTTTAGCCTTTCTCTATCCACTTTTCTTTCCCAGTAAATCTTTATCAGCTTTTCTGGCACCACCTTTTCCTGTAACAAAGGATCGGACCCTACCCATAGCCCAAGCATGAGCAGAAACACCACGACTACCAGAAGAATAATATGCACCTAAACCCCTCTTGTAAACTTTGTCTAGTGTGCTTTTAGAAAATTTACTCGTATAACTGCTTGGATATTTACTTGCCACCAGACCTCTCCTTGCTTATTTTGTCCATCATGCTAGGTGTCAACAACCCCATACGATACAATCTACGGGTACGTAAGATTTCACGCTCACGTTTGCTTTTGTCTTTAGCACTGGCTAAATACTTCAAGGGTACCCCTTTTTTACTTTTGGGTACACTTTTAAATTTTCGGGTCATTTTTTGCCTGGCTTTTTACCGCCACCATATCCTTTCTTTTTCTTCATGTTATCACCTTTTTCTTTTTGAAATTATCTTTTGGACCGCCTAACACAAACTTACCGCCAGTGTCTTTGGCATAACCTTTGGCTTCGCCAATCCCTTTGCCTGTGTAGGGAAACATTTTAACTTTGCCGTCTTTGCTAATTACTTTTGGCATCTATCCTCCTAATGTATCTTTCTTTGGTATACCTAATTCAGCCATTGGTCTTTCTGCCAACAACATACGTCTGCCACCAAATCTGGCACGTCTTTTACGTGCTTGCAATGTAGTTAATTCTTTCATTCTATCTTGTTCTGCACGCTGTTCCTCTCTTTCTAAGGTTTCTCTTTGTTTAGCTTGCGCCATTTTAGTTTCCTCAGGTATTGGCTCTGGTGCTGGAATCTTTGGTTTTGATAATATGCCGCCCATAATTACTACCCCTAATAGTATTTTGCGTACATGACATAATCTTGTTTGTCATGTCCAAATTGTTTTAACAAACCTTCTTTGTTGAATAATAGTACAGATGCCCAGTTGTTTGCAACTTTATTATTTGCCAGTACTGTTACTTGAATACGATGTGCCGCCAAATACTTTGCACCTTGCTCAATGACAAACTTTGCAGTTCTGGTGGTAGCCACAGGATATTGATTAAATAGTTCGCTGCCTAGACACCACGCTTCAAAAACTCCAGACACAAGTTGCGCAAAACCCCAGCAGGCTGCAATTTGTCCTTGATAATAAACAGTAATGGCTGGTCCAACTGTTTGCAATTTCTCAATGTATGCTACGGTTTCTTCGTAGGATGCAAAGTAACTGGCATCTAAGCCACGATATCTTAAATTATGCGCATCGTTGTTTTGATAAGTTCGATATACAATGCGATCATTTTTATTTAAACTATTGTAAAAATTGGTGATACCTTCGCACTTAAAAGACACTAAAATCTACCTTGGCAGTAACTTGTTGTTGATTGCCAAACTGGGCGTTTTTACGAGTGAGAATCCGATGTTCTCCTCCACCAAGCATCAGATACCCAAACGCATCACCAACATGTGAAAAATTATTTTTAAACGGTACATCTTTGAAGCGCTCTTGTCCACTGCCCATGGCTTCCCTTTTAAAATAATACCCACCTGCTAATGCTTTACGCAGTTGCGCACATGAAGTATTGACAATCAAACCTGCTTTCCCGTTGATTAACCTATTCATTGGCATGGCACCTGCTTCTCTACGCACCTTGAAATCGTTAGATACCGTTGGTCTGGCATTTAAGCCTTGTGTTTTCAAATGGTCAAAGGCAGTTACCTCAAATATTTCATCTCGTTTGCTACCTGCTGGATCACCCCAGATCATAATCTCTTTGGCTTTGGGAAACATTTTGTTAATTTCTATCTTGAGTTGCGTTACAAACCTTTCTAAACCCATGTCAAACGTAACCAATTCATGCAAAACATGCCACCTACCATTATCCAAACGCTGTCCAAAGACTGCCGCAGGGGTCAAACCAAAGTCTAAACCAATTTGCAATGGGTATTCTTCTAGGTAATCTATGCTATCGCTCATCAAAGTATCGGTATATTCTTGCCAGACGGCACGACCTTCTTGCACAAAGGTGTATTTACCTTGCGCATAGCAAGAAATCCAGTCTAAATTTTTACCCACCAACATCTGTTCGTAGTAACCATCGGTCAAATTAGGTATGTTTTCTGCCTTACTGTTCATCGCCCAGTATTTACCTGCTGCAAAAATAGCATCTTGGTACTGCGCATCGACTTCTTTGACCCCGCCGGGTTGTCGAAAAAATTTCCAACGATACTTGCCACTTTGTTTTTCTTTCTCTGCCATGCGGTGATACCAGTGGTCATCGTCCATGGGGTTCGTGTCCATGATAATAAAACGATGCGGACAACCGCCATTGGCTTTGGTTGGGTATCTGCCAACCCTGTGCGTTAAGCCATCGACTACCGCTTTGGGTAGTTCTCTGGCTTCATTGACCCAAGCACCCGTTAATTCTAAGGACAGCAACTTACGCACATCTTTAGGCGTATCGAGTGCTAAAAAAATTATTTCTACATCCAAGCCTGCCAACGGACCTTTGGGTGGTAGTTGTATGTGATGCGTTAATGGTGGCGACCAACGCATCGGACCCCAAGTGGCTTCATCAAATATCTCAAGCCACGTTTTGATCGTGGTGGTTCTAAGCTCTGGATAAGAGTTACGTACGATTGCAAACCTACTGTGTCTAACGTTATCTTGTGGGGAGATAGGTTGTTGCAACGCACGTAACATAATCTCGGTGGCACAAGCATAGGATTTACCCGAACCGACAGGACCCATTAGTCCACGTACAAAAGATTGGTCGTTTAAAAAACGCCATACCGTAGGGCTATGCTTGAAATCAATGTTTAGATCTTTGATTTGCGACTTGGCAAAGTCTTGTGTTTTGCGTTTACTACGGTCTTTTGCGCCAGTTGCTCTTGCCATATTACTTAAATGGTTCCCATTGTTCTATTTCTTCATCCGTAAAGAGTACTTCGTTTGCAGTGTTTTGTCGATTATCTTCTCTAAATTCTTTTGCAATCCATACAAAAGCAATCATTAGTACAAAAATAATTACAAAATCTTTAATCTTTTACACTCCTTATAAGTTTTTTTGGTTTCTTGGCTGGGATTTTACAAGCCATACACCGTTCCATTACTTGCACATTGTGCCTGGGTTTATCAGCAGGCTGCAATATGTAAGATATATACCCTGTATCACAACAAACTTGGCATGTAACAGTGTTCTTTTTTTTGCTTGCCATCCAATCAATCTTCTTTGTTCTTTATCTCATAGCTGGTTTCAGGTCCTTGAATATTGATACCCAGCACTGATGGTTTATTCTGTGAGCTATCTACATTGAGCATACCGTAATGTTTGGCAAGTAATCGCAATGCTGCAATCTTATCGTGCATTTCCACTTCAATTTGGTTGCCATATTGCGAGGGTGATATGCGAATCTTCTTGATGGCACGCTTGGTGCGTGCATCTAAAGCAGAACTGTCCTTGATCTGTATTCTACCTGTGTCATCCCATTCCAAAATATCAGTCAGTTCGGATGCACCAATGGCAGCGAGTTCTTGTTCGACAGCTTCCCGTTTAGCTTGATGGTTTGATTTCAATAAAGCCTTTGCTTCTTTTAACGACAACGCTTTAGACATGCAGTCATTATAACTATTTTTCCAAAAATGACAAAAATTTTTTGTGAGGGGGATATATACGTAGCGGGGTAGACCCCCCCTCAATGCGCGTCTGTGCGTGTATGTCTTTGTTCTACAAGGAATTATTGCTTTACACTTCGCATAATGACCATTATGTTAAATTACACCATAACTCATTGTTTTTATTAGATAAAACACCATACCCGGTGCATACCTGGTGTGTATATGGGTGTTTATATTTCATTATATTGTTTTCACACTTTCCTTTATGTAGTCTATCTGTATAATGATTATTGTATTCATGTCTTGAATACGCCTTGAGTTATGATTTGGGTGTAGTTTTTTTTCATTGTCTACACCCTTTTTTATTTAGATCTCAAAGACAATATATATATCCCCAATGACGGAATGACATCAACCCTATATATAGGGTTGAGATTGTCATACCTTGTCGTATTGCATTTGTCAGTGTGTCACTGTATGTCATTGTCAGAACCCTTATAAATAAAGGATTATACCTCCAGGTGTCCTTGTGTCCTTGTAATGTCACTGCAAGATCAATTCA